GGAAAGTAGTTTGACGCGTCGAACTTCTTATCAAGGGGCTTGAAGCGAAGAGCCTTGTTTATCTTTTTGTTTTTCTTACATATCACCTGGTAGGGATATGGAAGTTTCCAGAGAAACTTATCCTCCTGCTTCTTTAATATTCCAAGGTTAGACCTAACGCACTTAACGAAACCGCTGACGGTAGTCGTAGCGTCATAGGCTAAACCGAGGACATCCTCTACATCAGCCTTCATGTAGAGGGCCTTGGCGTTTGTCTTCTTCACATGTACACTATTGTCAAATAATGTTGAATTAACTTCTGCGAGGGACTCGGACCTCAGGCACTTGTCCATATTAGTCTCCATCCCCACTTGGCCGCCATTGTAAACAATACGACTAGCAAGGTCGCTTTTGTTACTAGGCTCTTTCAGCAGTAAGTCATCACCATTAATCAAACAACGGTGCTGCGTCCACTCTTTAAAAGAAATTTCCTTCCTCTCAAGTAGGTCGGTGAGCGACATGTCGACGATAGTCTTGTTCGTTAAACAGAGTAATGGGAAGCTCATGAAGCACCCCATAGGTTGCCCCCGGAAAAAGTCCCTGGTAGGACCGAAATCCGGGTCACCCTCCTCTGGCTCGAACCTAGCGTCACGATTCTTAAGGATCAAGTTGCCAAGAACCCTCAAGCATTTTTTTTCATCATCACTCATCTCGTCGGCCTGTTCAATCAGGATTTCAATTCCGGCTTGAACGTACTCTTACTTTATGTTGTCAGTAGCCCCGATGTAATCGAAGCTAAGAAATTTCCCTTCACCGTTGAGTTCCGCTACACGTTCAGAAGTAGGATCGCCCTTCAAAAGCCAAAGGCGACGTGAAAGCCGAGAATATAAAGATTGGTGGAGCTGGGAGAGGACCTGATTATTGTAGGAGGAGTAGCAAGTTACTACCCTCGGTTTGCCGCTAGAAAAGACCAGCGCAGGACTACAAGTCTCAGAAAACTTTTCCCGATTCCAGTTTCCACCCAATGTTCTCGGATTATGACACGTCGCAGACCCGTTTGGGATATAAGAGTGCCTGTCTCTGTTCCACCCAGGCGGAACATTGGACCGAAAGGCCTTCTTATACCTCTCCAAATGATCGGTATCTACTTCGACGGGCTCAGCCATCCTATACTTCCATTTCCCGATTATCTTATAGAACCCTGGTTCGCAGGCTCCGCAACAATCCACCTCCACCTTCTGAGATGTTTTAAGGGAAAGTTCCTGAATAACGTCGAGGTCAGGAGGAAAACA